TATCGATCTGCGTGAAGACGTGACGATCGCCGACGAAGTCTCCAGCTTCACCCTGTCGAGCTTTGCCTCGCAAGGTGGCCTGGGCACTGGCGCCGGCATCGGCAACGGCAAAGCCTGGATTGGTAAAGACACCAACCAGATCACTGGCGTGTCCGCAGATATCGCTAAGATCCCGCACCAGCTGCGTCCTTGGGCCATGGAGCTCAAGTATACCATTCTTGAGTTGGAATCTGCCGCCAAGCTGGGTCGTCCAATCGACCAGCAAAAGTACGAAGGCCTGCAGCTCAAGCACCAGATGGACATCGACGAGCAGGTGTACATCGGCGACACCACCACCGGCGACACCGGCCTGGTGAACAACTCGCTGGTGACCAACGTTGGTGCTCTGCCCAACGGCGCCGGTGGTTTCTCCACCTGGGTTAGCAAGACCCCGGACGAAATCCTGGCTGACGTCAACGCCATGCTGACCTCGGTGTGGACCGCTAGCGCCTACGCTGTGATGTCTAATCGCATCATGCTGCCTCCGGCACAATTCGGCTACATCAGCACCCAGAAGGTGTCGAACGCCGGTAACGTCTCTATCCTGAAGTACATCCTGGAAAACAACATCCTGAATGCTTCCGGTCAGGGCAAGCTGGAAATCGTTCCGGTCAAGTGGCTGGTTGGCGCCGGCGTCGGCGGTACTGTCGGCACCCCTGGCACTGTCGATCGCGCTGTGGTGTACACCAAAGAGAAGCAGCGTGTTCGCTACCCGATGACCCTGCTGCAACGTACTCCCATCCAGTACGACAGCATCTACCACAAGACGACTTACTTCTGCCGTCTGGGTGCTGTGGAAGTCGTGTATCCGGAGACCATCGGTTATTTCGACGGCCTGTGATCGATAACACCAGAGATTAGGAGAGTACGATGGAAAATACCAACTCTGGCCATTTCGACGCACCTTGGGCACAAGCGGGTGCGGAGGAAACCCCTCCCGCCCAAACTATCCCCGAAACCCCGGAAAATACGGCCCCCACTGCGCAAACGGAGGAAGCCCCTACAGCTCCCCCCGCAAGCCAGGAAAAAGCCCCTCCGGCGGTTTTGGAGGCCGCTCCAGCCAAAGAAGGTTATGTGACCGTGGTAGTCCCAAAAGCGTACAAGTTTTTTGTGACTCCCAACGTTGAGGCGAAATACGCTGCAGGCGTTCAAGAGATGCTTGCCTCCCACGCCGATCACTGGTATTCTAAGGCTAACGGCGTTCAAGTGTACGTCCCGAAGCGCCCCGAATAAGTGCGATTCCTGAAGATGACCCTGTGGTCATCTTTGGAAATCCTACTCTGGAGAACACCATGCCCCTGATTCAAGGCAGCTCTGAAGCAACCCTCAAGAAGAACATCGCCACTGAGATCGAGCACGGCAAAGATCCAAAGCAGGCGGCAGCTATCGCCTACTCTGTCCAACGCGCTAACGATGACGAATATGTCCCGAGCGCGGTTGAATGCGTTCCAGAGCATGTGACGCTTTCTGAGATTAACGCCCGTAACGAGCTGTTCTGGAAGGGCGGCAACCATGCCTGAGATCCACGTCCATGTCCACAAGCCGGTGGCGCGCCTCCTGCAAAAGAAGGTGGCTGACGCGATGCGTCGCTATAACGTGGAGGTCCAGCTCCCAGACGGAACCAAAAAAGTCGAGAAGATGGAATTCCCCGCCGGCAAAGAAGGCGGCTACGGTGGCATTATCAAGCACACCGCTCAACAACGCTATCCAGGCGCTCGGATTCTCCAGATTATTGAACGCGGTGACTCTGGTAAAGATGCCTACTACGGCGGTACTGAATTGGACATGTATTCCAAACAGTTTCGTCCGGTGATTGATGACGGTACAAAAAAGGTTTGGATCGGCACACAGCTTTTTAAGACTCAAGCCGAAGCTTTGGCTTTTGCCAAGAAGAAGGCTGCTGAGGCCAACGCGAAGACCAAAGATGCGGGCTCAGAGATCAGCACCACCTTCGAAAAGAAGAAGGGCTACTACGAAATCCGCTTGCCGAACGGCCGGACTATTAAGGGCTGGCCTCTGAGCAAGTTTATCGAGCTGATGAAATCTGAGGGCTGGGAAAACACCCGTCGCGAGGATGGTGGCACCGTAACCTTCCGGGCTAAAGATAAAGCTCGGGACGCCGGAGCTACCTACGTCCTTAAGAAGGAAGCCTTGCTGGAAGGTGTTCAGGGAGGTACCCGCAATGCTTCCGGCACTGGCCGTATTGTTCCGGCGGGGACAGTGTTTTACAAGGTCGGCTCGGGCTTTGCCCCCTGGTTCGCCAAGAATAAGGTGTTCAATCTTTCAGAATCGGACTTTGCTGTGACGGCCCATGATGCCCGCACTAAAGCACAAGTCCAACGCGAGCTAACAACGGTTCGGGCCGAAATCGCAAAGCATGAGGCTAAAAACCAGGCAGCTCCGGGTCACCTCCTCGAGTGGGAGGAGCAGCTTACTAAGGAGCTGAAGTCAGCCAAAGACGCCCGCACCAAGGCTCAAGTCGAAACTGAGCTGGATAAGGTGTCTGAGGAAATCGAGAAGTATGAAGACCGAGGCGTCACCGTTCCGGCTAATCTCCGTCTCAAGATGCAAGCTCTCCAGAAGGAGTACAAGGCGGTGGTGGAAGCCGCTAAGCGGGACTTCCGTGCTTCGAAGGACTCCAAGCCTTCCTGCTGCAAGGCTTGTGCTGATGCTAAGGCCACGAAAGATGCAGTTAGCGAGACTGAAGCCCATGCTCGCGCTGCTAAAACCCAATCGGTCGATCCGAAGTTTGGATGGGCACAGCCTCAACGCTTTGTGGTTGGCGGAAAGTCTTTTCAGGTAGACTTCGATGGTAAGTATTTCAGGGCCGGGATGATGAGGAGCACTACCCTGCAGGGGTTGCTCAGTCTCATCGAGAAGAAAGTTCAGTAACCATGAGCACCACTCCGGCCATCTTCAAAGGACGCTATCCGGAGTTCGTCTGCCCGGAGACCTATCCTCCGTCGCAGGTGCAATTCTGGTTGGACACAGCCTACTCTATGCTGAACGCTGCTCGCTGGGGCCGACAGCTGGATATGGCAGCTGAACTCTATGCAGCCCACAACCTCGCCCTCGAGGCTCGGGCTATGAAAGAGTCCCAAGGTGGCGGCATTCCGGGCGGCTCGGTCGGCATCCTGTCCTCTAAGTCTGTGGACAAAGTCTCCGCGGGCTATGATGTTGGTCGGGCAACGGAAGACGGTGCGGGTCACTGGAACCTGACAATCTATGGCACGCGCTTGTATAAGTTGATCAAGCTTTTCGGTGCTGGCCCGGTTCAGGTTGGTATCGGGGCTACTCCTCCGAATACTGGCCTCGGTTGGCCCGGTCCGCTTACTACACCCGGATTTACGAACTTCTCCACATGAAGAACGCAGCCCGCATGGTTCTCAACAATTTCCCGACGTTGCGGGCTTCTCTGAAGAACTTGCGGTCGGATGTTTTAGTTGGGGTGCCTAGCGATAAGAGCGTTCGAAAAGTCGAAGAGTCTGGGTCTCCGATGAATAATGCAACCATTGCGTATATTCAAGACAACGGCTCACCAGCGGCTAACATCCCCGCCCGTCCTTTCATGCAACCCGGTATCAAAGCCGTGAAACCCAAGATAGCCACAAGCCTCCAGCATGGGGCGCGCGGGGCTCTCCAAGGAGACAAGGACGCTGTTGAGAAGGGTTTGAACGTAGCAGGGCTTGCAGCACAGGCTAGTATCCGCTCGATGATCAACGAGGGGATCCCACCTCCGCTAAGCTCCCTTACAATAGCATCAAGGAAAGCCCGCGGACGTACTGGAACGAAGCCCCTTGTGGATACCGGCCAGCTTCGTAATTCCATCAACTATGTGGTCCGAAAGAAATAAGTCCCGATGCCGCTCCTTGACGTAAATGACCTGCTTGTCGACCCAGATCTGGCCGATCGCTTTACTGTGATTCGCCGGCGTGAGGTGGTTGACACCAACGGCCGGGCTACCGTCATTGAGCAGCTGTTTCGAAACGTGGTGGGGGTTGTGACGGCACAAAGCCCGAATGACCTGGAGCGCCGCGAGGACTACCAGAATATGACCCGGAGTATTTCGGTGGTGACGGCTTTCCAAGTCTATGGCGCAGTCCAAGGCTTCCAGCCTGATCTCATTCTCTGGCGCGGTACACGCCATCTGGTTAAACACGTAGACCCGTATCCTCAGTTCGGTCGGGGCTTCTATCAGATCGAGTGCTCGAGCATGGCTAACATGGATTCTCCGGTATGACAACCATCACGGCTGATCCTTTGATCCCAGACCCAGCTCCAGCACCACTCGAAGGCCGGGCGTTGGAGAACTTTCTCCATGACTGGATTGCGGGAATCACTGGCCTACCCGATACGCTGGTGCGCCCCGCCTGGCAACCCGAGCCACCCAACGTCCCCGCGGTGGATGTAGACTGGGCGGCTTTCCGGGTTCAAAATAGATCCGCGGATACTTTTATTGCCGAGGTGCATAGCCCTGATGTCGGGGGCTATAATGAAATACGGCGGCACGAAATCCTGGACGTCAAGATTTCTTTCTACGGCCCTAATGCAGACAACTTCGCGCATTTGCTTCGCGAAGGGATGCAGGTGGGACAGAACCGCGAAATCCTCACAGTCAACGATTTCGGTGTGGTTGGCAGCGGGGACGTTGTACCAGCACCCGAGCTCGTGAAAGACAAATGGTATTATCGCGCGGATATGACAGTTCAGCTACGGCGCCAGATCAAACGGGTCTACGGCGTTAAGTCGATCCTTTCCAGCGAAATCCAGCTGAACAACGAACTTTATACCACCACGATTGATGTTAAGGAGCCGACACCATGACTAACGCCCTTCCGATTTCCCGCCTTGTGAATGTCCAAGTGAACTTGGCCCCGCAAGCGGCCCAAGCCCAGGACATTTCCACGCTGCTGGTACTGGGCTCCTCAGATGTCATCGACACGACTGAGCGCTATCGAGTTTACACTAGCATCGACGAGGTAGCTGCAGACTTTGGTTCTTTGGCCCCTGAGTATTTTGCAGCTGCCCTGTGGTTTGAGCAATCGCCGCAGCCTGTGCGCCTGCAGATCGGCCGCTGGGCGAAAACCGCGGTTAAGGGCCAGCTCCGCTGTGGTCCTTTGACAACCGCAAATCAGACGATCGCCAACTGGAACGCCATTAGTGCAGGTTCGTTTGCGATCTCGATTGACGGAATGGCAAACAACATCACCGGGCTAAACTTTAGTGCGGCAACCAACCTCAACGGCGTTGCCAGCATTATCCAGACAGCCCTGACAGCCGTCTACCCCGGTGCCACGGCCGTTTACGATAGCGTTTACAACCGGTTCGAGATCGCCTCTCCCTCAACCGGTACAAGCTCTACGGTCAGCTTCCTGACTTCGGCCCCGACCGGAACCGATATTTCCGACAACCTGGCAGGACGCGCCCAGGATGGTGGTTACACAGCCGCCGGCAGTGCCGCTGAAACCGCCCTTGCCTGCATTACCGTCTTCGACACCAATTACGGCCAAGGTTGGTACGCCGCTACCTTCTGCGGTGCCTCAGATAGCGACCATGTCCAAGTCTCTGGCTACATCCAGAATTCTTCGAATAAGCATCTTTACGGTGTTTCGACCCAAGAGGCTGGCGTCCTGTCGAGCTCTAGCACCACGGATATCGCGTATGTCCTGTCCCAGCTGAGCTACGATCGCACGGTCGTTCAGTATAGCAGCACGACGGCGTATTCTGTGTGCTCGCTTCTGGCTCGAATCCTGACGACCAACTACAACGCCAACAACTCTGTCATCACCCTGATGTACAAGCAGGAGCCAGGGATTACTCCGGAGACCCTGAGCTCGACGCAGATCGAAGCTGTCGAGGCCAAGAATTGCAACGTGTTTGTTGCCTATAACAACAACACCGCGATCATCGAAAACGGGGTGGCCTGCAGTGGTACCTTCTTGGACATCGTAACGGGCACCGACTGGCTGGCTTTGGCGATCCAAAACGGTGTCTTCAATCTGCTGTATACTAGCTCCTCCAAGATTCCTCAGACCGACGCCGGCAACCAGATTCTGGCTACTGCCGTTGCCAACGTCTGCTCGCAAGCCGTTGCTAACGGGCTGCTGGCCCCTGGCATCTGGAATTCGGGTGGCTTTGGCGCTTTGAATCAAGGCGACTTCCTCCCGAAAGGTTTCTATGTGTACGCCCCTCCGGTTGCCACACAGAGCCAGGCCGATCGCGCCGCACGGAAGTCTGTGGTCATCCAAGTTGCCGCCAAGCTTGCTGGCGCTATCCACACCGTCGATATCACGGTCAACGTCAACCGCTAAGAAGGGATTAAACCATGTCCACCTACTCGTTTCTCGATGTGAACGCCTCGCTGGTTGGTCCCGGTGGGGCTATCAACCTCGGCCAGGGAGCTGCTGTCACGGAAGAAGGTATCACCATTGAGGCATCGGACGATATCGATAGCATGACTATCGCCGCCGACGGCACCCCAATGCATAACCTGCATGCCAACAAAAGCGGCACTGTCACGGTGCGCGTTTTGAAGACTTCGCCTGTGAACCAAAAGCTGGCCCAGATGTACGCCCTGCAGACCACGGCAAGCTCCACCCACGGTCAGAATACCATTTCGATCGCAAACGCTATTACGCAAGATTCGATTACTTGCCAGCAGGTCGCCTTCAAACGTGCCCCGACGATTACGTACGCCAAAGAAGGTGGCATGAACGAATGGGTGTTCAACGCCGGTATCATTGATCGCGTGTTGGGCTCGGTGACCTGATATGCAACTGACCGTCAACGGTAAACGCTATGCTTCAACGGGCCGGCTGGACGCCTTTGCGGCGCTCCATCTGGCTCGTAAGCTTGGGCCGTCTCTTCCGATCGTCGAAGGCTTAGTTCTTCCCGAAAACGCCTCCAAGGACAAAAGCATCTTGACGGTGCTTATGCTGTCCCATCTTAGCGACGCAGACTCTGAGTTTGTGATGAGGAAAAGTCTGAGCGTCGTTGCGCGCGTCGGAGACGATGGACGCCTACAGAAGATTCAAGCGCCGGATGGAACGCTTATGTTCGACGACCTGCAGCTTGCTGAGATGCTCGAGCTAGCCGTTGCCGTCATCGAAGAGAATCTCGGTGATTTTTTTCGTACCGCCCTCGCCAATATGGACAGGTCAGCCCCGGCGTAAGACGGGACTTGGCCACAATGGCCAGCGGCGAGGATTGGCTCCTTCGCCCAGTATTGCGAGGGCTGTGCAAATACGAATCGCTGCTTGATGGGACACTTCGGCTTGTGGACATCAGCAAGCTTAATGAGGCTCTCGACGTTGAAGCCGAGAACCAACGAAGGATGAAAGAAGACTGACCATGGCAGCCGGAACCGCTCAAGTACTCCAAGAATATCTGGTCAAGCTGGGTTATACCACTGACCTGATTTCGCTCCGGAAATTTGAGGACAGCCTCGGCTCGGTCGGTAAGCGTGTCTTTAAGCTTGGCGGTGCCGTTGCCGGCGTCGTGGCCTCTGTCGAGGCAGCATCCGCGGCCTTCGCTTACTCGATGCGAAAAACGTATTTCGCCTCAGAGCTCGCAAACTCTTCTGTCAAGAACATGCAGGCTCTTGCCTACGCTGGCAAGCAAGTTGGCGTTTCAGGCGAGGAGATGGGATCGGCCATCAAAGGCATGGCCCAGGCAATGCGCCTCAATCCCGGATTGCAAGGGCTTGTCGAAAGCTTTGGTATTAAAGTCACCGGCAGGGACACTTCTGACGTCATGACCGACTTTGTCAAGGCGCTCAAAGACATGCCGGAGTTCGTTGGCTCCCAGTATGCGGCTCTTTTCGGGATGGATCCGGATACTTTCCACCAGCTGCGCGAGCACATGGACGAGCTCATCGCCAAGCGCGAAGAAATGCTCCGCCTTCAGAAGTTGGCCGGGCTGGATCTCGACGCTCAGAAAAAGACCGTGTTGGAATATACCTCAGCCATGGACAAGCTGTCCGCGAGCTTTGGGGTCTTTACCGACTCTGTTCTTGTACGGCTTGCACCCCTGTTCAAGGACGCCACAGAGTCGATGTCGACGTTCTTTACGCGCCTAGCTTATTCGGTGGGTAAGGGAACGCTAATCGTAAAAGGTAGCCTGCTTGACCGGCTTTTTGGTGGCGGCATTGAGCTTCCTGAGGAGCTGAAAGTTAAAGAAACTCTAAGCCACGAAGACTCAGAACTCCGAAAGCGTTGGAAAGGCATCCCGGGTGGACCGGGCCAAGCTCCGGCAAAGGGAGTGCCGACACCTGAAAGGGCTGGTCAGCCTCAGGAAGCCACGCAAGCTCCCGCGAAAGCGAGCAAAACTCCAGCGGCCGAGACTCCCCCTGGATCGCCAGCTACTTCGGCCATGCCTGATCAGGCTGTATCGAATCTCGTGATTTCTGAATTACGCCGGATGGGATGGTCTCAGCCTCAAGCGGTAGGTATCGCGGCTAACCTCCATCGCGAAAGCAGTTTTAATCCGAAAGCCGTCGGCGATTCTGGTAAGGCTTTTGGCATTGCCCAGTGGCATCCTGAGCGCCAAGAAGATTTCCGTCAATGGGCTAAAAAGCCGATCCAAGAGTCGAGCATAACCGAGCAACTCGCTTTTCTCGATTACGAGTTACGCCAGGGTAAAGAACGCGGTGCCGGTATACGCCTGGCAGCTGCCAAAACACCCGAGCAGGCCGCTGAGGTCGTCGCCCGCCATTATGAGAGACCCGCAAACATAGAAAACGAGGTCAATCTCAGGACGGGGCTAGCTACTCGCCTTGGCGCAACGACCACCAGCACGGTGGTCACACAAACGAATAATGTAGAGATCAAGGTATCCGGACAAGGGGCTACTGAGACAGCCCGCGCTGTGGCTAATGCCCAATCCCGTGTTCTTGGCGACGCCACTCGGATGCTCAAAGGAGCCGTCCAATGACCGATTTTACAGGATTTGTTCAAGCCGGGCTGCAGATCGGCGTTGACGCTATCATTATCCGCCCTACCCGCGGAATCTACGGGATTAAACTTCCAGATGGCTCGCAGCTGCCCGATATCATTGCCCAAGCCACGGTCGAGGAGCACCACCACGACGAGCTCGAGATTACCGACCATCCTGTCGAGCAAGGGGCTATGATCTCAGACCATGCCTACAAGCGCCCGGCGGAAGTCACGCTGCGCCTTGGTTGGTCAAATAGCCCAAACGGGCGCGGAGACCTTGTAAACGCCGCGGTAGGGGCGATTACCGCAAATAGCCCAATAGCCAGAGCCGCGGCCACCCTGTACGGCCTTTCCCAGGCGGTTACCGGGGTGCAAGCGGCCTTGTCTGGGGCTGGCGTCAACCAGATTCAGGCTACCTACCAGCAGCTGTTGCAGCTCCAAGAAAGCCGGGCGCTTTTCGTTCTTTATACCGGCAAACGCGTTTACACCAATATGGTCTGTAAGACGTTGGTAACCGAGACCGATTATAAGAACGAAAACGCCTTGATGGTCACGATGACCTGTAAGCAGGTTATCTTAGTTGGTGCCCAGACGGTGCAACTGCCTCAGGCCACTCAACAAAATCCACAGGCTACGGCCTCGATCGTGGACCGCGGAACTCAAAACGCGATCTCGGTAAGCGACGCAAAAGCTCTGATGATCCAATCCAGTATTATTCCTTGAGGCGGTCATGGCAACTTTTGAACTTCCTCTTGTACCTCAAGCCCAAAAGCTTTCTATCAAGCTTGGGGCTAACACCTATTTGATGACTTTCGAATGGAATTCCATTGCCAACGCTTGGCAGATTAGCTTAGCCGATCGCAATGGCGTCCCGATCCTTGGGAGCATCCCTGTGGTCACCGGAACTGATTTGCTGGCGGCTTACGGCTATATGAATCTAGGTGGTGGCCTAATCGCAGCTTCTGATGACAACATTCACTCGCCTCCGACATACGACAATCTCGGAACGCTTGGGCGGGTGTATTTCGTGACCGTAGATTGAGGCCATGACAGATACCATCTCTCCCCAATGGATCCGAAAGGTGGGTCTTTTCTTGTCTCAAGGAGACAAGGGGCTTGATCTATCTGCTTTTCGTATTCGCTTCAATGTTCAGAACGCTGATATCGAATCTCCGAATAACGCTGTCATCCGCGTTTATAACCTTTCGAAGGAGACGATGAAGCAAAAGAAGCTCGAAGAGTATACCGAGGTAATTCTAAACGCCGGATACGAGGGCGGTAATTACGGTATTATCTTCAAAGGGCAGATTAAGCAATACAAGGTGGGCCGCGAGAGCGCCACGGACATGTACCTTGATATTTTCGCCTCTGACGGGGATATTGGGTACAATCAAGGCATCGTGAATACATCGCTTGCTGCAGGCGCAACGCCGGCAGAGGCTATCAAGGCGGCTGTCGCCTCGATGCCCGGTCTTAGCTCTGATCTCAGTGCCTTGACTATAACTAAACAGAACGTTCCCAACATCCGCGGGACAGTCTTAATGGGGATGGCTCGAGCACGCCTTCGTGATTTAACGACTCACCTGGATTCTGGCTGGTCGATTCAAGATGGGGTTGTCGTCGTAACGGATAACACCGGCTACCGGGACGGAGAGGCTGTCAAGATTAACATTAACACAGGCATGATTGGCATGCCCGAGCAAACGGGCGGCGGTATTAAGGTCCAATGCCTACTCAATAGCCGAATCCGTATTGGCGGAAGAGTTCAACTAAACAACGCCGAGATCATTCAGCTTTTCCAGCAGAATCCGGATTCAGCCCCTATCGCTTACAACCAATGGTCAGGCTTTCTAAGCATTGCCGCACTTAGCCCGGATGGGATGTACCGAACCTTTTCCGTAGAGCATGAGGGCGATACCCGCGGCAATACCTGGCAGACATCGCTTATTTGCCTTGCCGTCAACGAGACAGTGCCGGCCAACCAATCTGTCAACCCGGACTAATCATGGATCGCCGAGAACGAATAGAGAATCTCAATGAAATGCTGCTCGTTGCATTGAACGGGTGGCAGGCCGATATATGGACGGCAATCCCCGGTATTGTCCAAGCATTCGACCCAGTCAAACAGACGTGCGAAGTGCAGCCGACTATCCGGTTTAAGATCACGGACCCAGCCCTCCAGACATACAAAAGTCCGACACTGGTGATGGACCCGAGCGGACAATTCGCCTGGGAGCAAATGCCCAAGCTCTTGGACTGCCCGGTAGTATTCCCTGGCGGCGGGGGTGTGACTCTCACTTTTCCGCTCGCGGTCGGCGACGAGGTTCTTGTGGTCATTGCCAGCCGCTGCATTGATGGATGGTGGCAACAAGGCGGTATTCAAAATCAAGCCTTGGCCCGAATGCATGACTTGTCGGATGGCTTTGTCATCCCACAGGTGCGAAGTCAAAAACGTATTTTCACGGTGTCCACAAACGGTGCCCAGCTACGAACGGATGATGGCGCCGTCGCAGTCGAACTAAATCCGACTACCAAGGCGGTGAAGGTTACGACTACGGGTGATGCCGAAGTTACAGCAGCCAACATTAAACTGAATGGGGCCGTTACGATCAACGGCTCGCTCAATGTAACAGGCTCTACCACCCTTGGCGGAATCGTCTTTGGTACTCATAAACATACCGGCGTTCAGACCGGTGGTGGCGTATCTGGAGGCCCAATATGATTTACAGAAAACTAGATTCTTCCGGCGACTACACCTTTGGACGCCAGAACGGAAACTTCTATAAGGATCAACCCGAGGCTGTTGGACAAGCAGTCCGCACGCGTTTGGGGCTGATCCTTGGGGAATGGTTCCTTGATACCACAATTGGGACACCATATAATTCTTTAATACTCGGAGCGGGCAAAGTGGCAACTTATGACCGTGCAATCCAGGAGGTTATTCTCGGAACTCCGGGAGTCCAAAGGATTACAGAGTATTCGAGCGGAGTAGATCCTACAACACGCAAAGCAACTGTAGACTGCACCATTGATACGATTTACGGGCAAACAAGCTTCACGACAGCAATCTAGGATTCCGCAAGATGGCCACCACGTACCCGTTGCCGACACTCGCCCCGACGGTTGACGCTACGGGCATCTCTGCCCCATCTTACAGCGATATCTACCAGAGCCTGGTAGCTAGCTTTCAGCAGATTTATGGGGCCGATATTTATGTTGCCCCTGACTCTCAAGACGGCCAATGGCTTGCCGTTTTGGCTTTGGCTTTGCACGAAAGCAATCAAGCGGCTATCTCAGTCTTCAATGCCTTCTCCCCGTATTATGCCCAAGGCGCCGAGCTATCATCGCTCGTTAAGTTAAACGGTCTTCAACGCAAGCCTGCGACTAATTCGACGGCCACGGGACTTGTTACTGGCCAAGCTGGTACGATCATTACGCATGGTATTGTAAAGGACGTAGCGGGCAATCTTTGGGCGCTCCCGCCCACCGTCGTCATCCCGGTTGGCGGCACGGTGACGGTTACCGTGACGGCCCAAAGCGCCGGGAGTATTTCAGCGGCTATTGGGGCGATCAACATCATTTACAATCCGCAGCTCGGATGGCAAAGCTTTAGTAATACGGCGGCCGCCGTTGTCGGCTCTCCTATTGAGACTGATGCAGAGCTTCGTATACGTCAAAGCCAGTCGGTAGCTATTCCGGCACAAACAATACGCCAGTCGATCTTGGCGGCTATCGCCAACATCCCGGGCGTTACGCGCTATGCCGTTTACGAAAACGATACCGGTTCGACTGATGCAAACGGGCTTCCAGCCCACAGCTTTAGTGCTGTCGTCCTGGGCGGAAATAGCTCGGCCGTCGCAGGCGCCATAGCCCTTAGAAAAACGATTGGCGCGCAGACTTATGGTACGACAAGTGTAGTCGTGACTGACCGGTATGGTATTCAGACGACGATCAACTACTTCCAGTTGGCGCTTACTAACGTCTACTTTGCCGTGACGATTAAAGCGCTTCCGGGATATCTCTCATCGACTGGGACAGCGATTATTCAGGCGCTTGTGGACTTCGTAAACGCTTTGGACATCGGTGAGGACGTTTATGTCTCGCAAGCCCAAGCCGCGGCGCAACTTATCGGGCTTGGAATTGGCCAGACTTTTTATCTGACTGACTTCCGCCTTGGTACGTCTGCCTCTCCAACGGGCACGTCGAACATCGTTATCGCCTTCAATGCCGCGGCAACGTGTGCCACAGGTAACATAACCCTCACGGTGACCTAAATGAGCGGAAATGTTACTCCTTATCTGAACAAGATTACTTCGGAGCATTCGGACAAGCCGAAGTTCATGGCCATGGTCGCGGCCACAGTCCAACCTTTTGCCGACATCCAGGCACTTTTCAGCGATTCGATCGTTCGACTGTATGACCTGGACAAAGCTTATGGAAATCAGCTTGACGTGGTTGGCCAATGGGCAGGGCTTAGCCGCCAGTTAGCGGCGCCAATAACCGGGGTTTACTTTGCTTTCGACACCGCAGGGGTAGGCTTTGATTACGGCGTTTGGAAAGGCCCTTACGACCCATCTACAGGACTAGTAGATCTCCCCGATGATTACTACCGGCTTGCCCTTAGTGCTCGTATTCTGAACAATGCGTGGGACGGCACGAAAAACCATTTCTACGATCTGGCCCAGGCTTTGTTCGGGCCGCTCGGCTACATCTACTATATCGAAGACCTCGGAAGCATGTCGATGAATATCGGCTTGACCGGGCCTAATCCGCCTTCGCCGCTCTTAACGGCCATGATGGCGAACGGTATTCTAGATTCAAAGCCGGTAGCCGTTCAGATTATTAACCGCGTTGTTCAGCAAGGGCCGCTTTTCGCCTTTGACCTTAACAACGTTAATTTCGCAGGTTTCGACTTAGGATACTGGGCAACTAGTATCTAAACGGAGTAGCTATGGCCACAAATGACTTTCAACCATTCGCAAGCGGCGGCACGGCTAACGTCGTCAGCCAGGCGACCTACCTTTCGCTGCTTGCCGGGTCTCTTGCAAATGGCTTTCAGAGCGGGACCGCGGCCAGCAACCAAGTGAACAAGGTCTGGCGCCAAGCCTCGATCATGGCCGCGGTTATGGGTCAGATTGTGGCTAACACCGGGACTGACGCGCTAGACACCCAGAGCGTTTCTACCCTAGTGACCAACCTGCTTGCTGCTATTATGGCCGGCAATGGTGCCTCACCGGCGGTGTCTGACAGCTCAACTAAAATCGCGACGACGGCTTATGTCGTCAACCGCATCGCCCAGGACGCCCCAACCAAAACGGGGTCGGGTGCCTCGGGCACTTGGAATATCAACATCAGCGGTAATGCCGGGTCTGTCACCAATGGTGTTTACACGAGCGGTACGTACGCCGATCCTGCTTGGATTAGCTCACTTGCTGGCTCAAAGATCTCCGGCACAGTATCGAGCGCGAATACGGCAAACACCGTCGTCAACGGTGTTTACACGACCGGCTCTTATGCTAATCCAGCTTGGATCACTTCCCTGGCTGGCTCGAAGATTACCGGCTCGGTGGCAAGCGCCACCAACGCCACAAACTCGACCAATGCCACGAATCTCGTGACAGCTAACTGGACCGTGCTGGAAGTTGCTGGAGAGCTTTTATTTCAGTATGGTGGCGTTACCAAGTTCAAGATGAATCAAACTACCGGTCTGACCGCCGTTTAAGGAGTAACCAATGACAGCAACTCTTAATAGTACCGGCGTACTGTTCAACGACAGCACGCAACAGAACACTGCTTTTATCGGTGGCCGAGGCCAAGTCTTCACGGCCAGCGGAACATTTACTATCCCAACCGGCGTCACTGCGGTAAAAGTCACTGTGGTGGGTGGGGGCGGAAGTTCTGCAAACACAGGTGGGTGCGCTCCTACAGCGGGGAATTCCGGAGCAACATCTAGCGTTTTGTCTGGCACCCAAACAATTTCCACGATTTCAGCTACTGGTGGCGCGGGCGCGTCCCCTCCGTTTGTTGCAAACGGAGGTATTGGTAGCGGCGGGGATTTGAATATTCGGGGGGCTCAAAGTAGCTTTAGCGCATCCTCAATTACTTTCAGTGGTACTGGCGGTGCTGGATTGTATGGTTCCGGCGGTGCTAAAGGCGGCGTTTACAGTGGTGCCGCTGGGGGTACTGCTATCAAATGGCTGACCGGGCTTACTCCCGGAAACACGCTATCTGTTACGGTGGGTGCTGGTGGAGCGGCCCCTGCCGCTGCCCCCAACGGCTACGCAGGCGGTGCAGGCGTTGTTATTTTTGAATGGTGATCGACATGAAAAAAGCAATCATTGATCAACGCGAAACCGTTTTTTACGTTTCTGGCTACAACGCCAAGGGCGATCCGATCATGACGCCTTTGCCAGATTCTGCCCGACTGGCAGAAGTCGCTGATGCAGAATTCCCCGTGGCCGAGCCTTTGTTCTGGGTGGACTGCCCCAATGACGCGAAAGCGGATATTTGGTATTACGACACTGCACAGGCCATTTGCTTGCCAGTTCCTGCTGCGCCACCTGCGATTGACCAAGCGGCTGTCACGGGCGCACAGGTGCTGTGATGTACACAGTCGCTCCCCGTTTTTCCGTCACTCAAGATGGCACATCACTCAACATTTATCACCCCAACAAGGGTGAAGGCTTGCCGCGCCACGAACACGTTTACTCGCACCTGACCATGTGCCATGCGGGCAGCATCATCGTTCGCAAGGAAGGCAAAGAGCTGGTGATGACCAAGGACACCCAGCCGGTGAACCTTGTCGCTAACGAGTGGCACGAGATTGAGGCGTTGGAGGACGGCACTGTGTTTGTGAATGTTTTTGCAGAAGGAAAGTACTGAGATGCTTACCCCAGAAGACAAAAAAGATATCGCAGAGCTCGTGCTTCAGGGGTTGGCTTGCGCAACCGCGGCCCAGCAACCACTGCCGGCCCCGCAGCTCACGGAGGAAGAACTCCTGTGGGTTCGCTTAGCTATTGAAGCGGAAGCTCGGAAGATCCGATTTCGTGATGCCGTTATCGAAAAGAGTCTCGCAGGTCTTGTCTGGTCCGGCATTCTCGGTATCGGGTATATCTTTATCGACTTTCTAAAAAACCACGGGCTAAAAATCGGGGGTTAAAATGGCCGACTTCGACTGGAAAAATCTTGTGCGCGCTGTTGCCCCAACTGTGGCCACAGCCTTGGGGACGCCAGCCGCAGGCATGGCGGTCAAGATTCTTTCTGACTCGTTACTTGGCAAACCCGATGGTACAGAGGCTGAGATCGCAGCAGCGGTTCAAACGGCAACTCCTGATCAGCTTCTAAAACTCAAGCAGGCGAACCAGCAATTCGCTGTCCAGATGAAAGAACTTGATCTTAAGCTAAGCCAAGCTTTTATCGACGACACAAAGGACGCCCGCAGCGTCCATGGTGGCGATCCAAAAGTGTTTAAGCTTGGGGTTACAGTTCTCGTGACTTTTGCCATCGGCGTCGGGGCTGTAATGTGGTTAATGTATAAGATTCTAGTTGAAGGATTGAAGACTGATCCCAGTACAGTAGCCGTAGTGTTTACCATGATCGGTACGGTCGTTGGATACCTCGCCGCAAACGCGCAACAGGTGATCGGCTACTACTTTGGGTCCTCTGCTGGCAGCAAAGAAAAGAGCGACGCCATGGCCAAGGCTGTCGAAGGACTTGGCAAGCTATGAACCTCTCAGAGCATTTCACGCTAGAGGAAGCCACCTACAGCGAGACCGCTGTGCGCATGGGAATTGATAACCAACCACTCCCGCGCCAGCTCGAGAACATGAAAAGCGCGGCGGCTCAACTCGAGGGCATTCGTAACTTTACCGGCCCCCTAAAGGTTAACTCATGGCTTCGTCAGCCTTCCGTCAATATGGCGGTTGGTGGAAGTCGGGTGTCCAGCCACATGGACGGCTGGGCAATTGATTGCTCTTCAAGCAAACTTACCCCTTACGAGCTCTGCCAAAAGGTGCTAGGTATGGGAATTAAATTCGATCAGCTTATCCACGAATATGGCCGTTGGATGCATATCAGTTTTGCTCCTTTGATGCGTCAGCAATCATTGACGATCTTTAACCCCGAAAAGAAATACAAGCCCGGCATTCTAACCGAGGCGGAGTACCGTAACGCCTAAAGAACTCTCCTCCGTGGTTTGGTTGGTACTCTACCACGGCCTTAGCGGCTGGCCCAGGAAACTAGGCTAGCCGCCTTTTTCAGGCGGGGTCAAGGGTTACCCCTTCTGAGGCTTGGATAGCCCGGGAAACCGCGTAATACCCATGCCAATTCACTATGGTTTCTGCCCGGCTCCGGCACTCAGGACACCGGCGGACAAGCTCGGCCAGTGACCTGTCCACGTCGACACGAATCCCGTAATCCTCCGGGGCAACCCCGATATGCTCCGCAAGAGGGCTTTTGTGGTCATAGCCGCGCTTTTCCATTTCTTCGACCAACTCATCATGGCGAGTGAACAAAGCTGCAGGCTCCATGAGGTTATCACGAACGTATCCTTTGATCGAAACACCTTTGTTGATCGTGCCAATAAACATATGGTGTTCTACGTGTTCTCCAAGCAGGTGCTTGCGACACATGATTACGGGATCTACCATCCACATCCGCATATCAAACCTCCTCTATCAACATTGGGCGAACCCATTGGCTGAATGCCTGGAGATCACCTTTACGAGTTTTTCCCCGGTGAATCCACTTGGCATGCTTGGGGTAGTACACGGTAGCCCCGTATTGGGTCTCTACCTTGAAGACTTCTTTGGAGACCTCAGTAAACGGGATACCGCTCAAGGCCAGGAGAACGCTTGCAGCTTTTTCGGTCTTCATATCAATTAAGGTGATGGGCAAGGCTCATGAGGAGCGCAATAGCGATGGCCACAAGCCAAGTTGCGACGCCTTTTACCATGGCGCAGGCTCCCATTGTTCGCGCTGTTTACGCCGGTATTCCGCCTCTTGCTCAGGTGTCCAAGGCACGGGGCCGCCAGGGGGTGGAAAGGGCCAGGTTTTCATATAACAACCTCTGTTAGGAGAGTCGGGGTGCTTAGCCGATCATAGACCGAGAGATCCTCTGGCCACTGGAGGGCTCTTTCAAGGGCTAAGTAGGCGTCTCTGCTTAACGGGATTTGCCGACGATCTGGGCTTTCGGTTTCTTCTTCCACAATGATCTCCTTAGGCTTTGGTGGCTTCGATACGGAAGAGGCCATTGACCAGACCGCTTTGAAGACGGCCGGCAGCTCGCAGTTTACGCTCGGCGGAAACGAGGGCGATGTTGCCAGAGACGATCTTGCGGAAGCCTTTACGGAACGAAGGATGAAACAGCCGGTTGCCTTCGTGATAGGCGCCGTCAAGAAACAGTTCGTAAATTGCTTGGCCATTCATGCTGATCTCCTTGTTGCGATGACTCTATTATCAAGTCTTTTGCCCCAAGATCCACAAATAAATCACACTAAAAACCCTCATGAGGGTTATTCCGGCATATCTGGCCAGAACCGATTCAACTTCGAAAGGTTCTCAACATCTCTCAGCACCTGAAGATTGTTGTGAACGTGGAGTCCGCAGACTGTTTTTCCTTGGAGCGGAACGATATGGTCAACATGGTGGTTTATTCCAGTCTGCTTATTGAGTCGCTCACATTCGACGTAGACTTCCCGAATCGCTAGTTCGTCGGCCCAAAAAGGTTGAGCGCGGAGCTTGACCGCGTGGCGTTTTGCGTTGCTGACACGCTTTATCTCCGGATTTTCTGCCCGGTAAATTTTCTTCTGTTCACTAAGCCGCTTTTTGTTGGCCAAATAGTAACGTCTATCGTAGTTAATACGTTCTTCCGCAGTTCTTTTCGCGTAATCACGATGATAGCTAGGATCCTCCCGATAGCGGTTTCTTTCCGCTGTATTCTTGCATTCTCGGCATTGTGTCGACCGGCCCAAGACCCCGTCTTTTCGAAGGGTGAACAAGGATAGACTTTTCTCTTCTCCGCAAGTTCGGCAACGGCGCGTCATTCGTCTACCTCCTTTACATTCCCCCAGTTAGGGCCAATATCACAATCCGCCTTGACCGGGATACGCAACGGGATAGCAGTCTCCAGAACATGACGCATGGCCCGGAAGGCCTCGTCCTTGCCACCAGGGTCACTGAAGTCCAGCTCGTCGTGCACCGTTAGGCGGGGAACGCCAGTCTCGTCGAAGATCCCATCTTCCCAGCATTGAAGCATGGCTACCTTCATAAGGTCAGCTGCTGACCCCTGCAGGCGCCGGTTCAAGGCCTTGTGCGCGTAGGCTCTGCGGATTCGGCCGTACTTGAGGATAGCCTGCTCGTAGGGAAGTGCGAAAGCCTCCCGGTCAAAGCCCCAGCCTTCCGGCTCCCAGAGATCGAACCGCGACTTGCGCCCAAGGATGGTCGTAATTGTCCCGAAGTCCAAGGCTTCCCGAGAACAAGCATCCATGGTTGCTTTGGCGAACGGCGCCCCCTTGTGGTAGGCGGCAAACAACTCCTTGCCTTCTTTGACGGAGAGGCCGAGACCCCCTGCGAGCTTATCCACTCCCATCCCGTAAATCAGACCAAAGTTAATGTTCTTGATCGGCTTGCGGTCCAGAAGCTGGCCAGTCTGGCGGTGCACTAGATCACGTGTCATGTCATGGTAATCAGTTTGCGGATTCTCATTAAAGATCCGGCGGACCTCATCCGCTGAAGAGTCATTCGGCCCGTTGACCGCGAAGTGGATCAGAAACCGGTATTCGATCTGGCTATAATCGTACTTTCGCCATTGCTTGTGGCCTTCGTCCGGAATGAAGAGCCCGCGCACCAGTGGAGCAAGCTCGTCATCACGGCTCGGGAGGTTCTGCAAGTTAGGGGTCGAGCTGCTAAAACGCCCAGAGCGGGTTCCCCCTTCGTCTCCACGCAGCAGATGGAACTGACCGTACACCATGCTGTTGATCTGGGACTTGAGGACGTAAGACTCTACAAACGTGCCGCGAAGCTTGGCCAGCTTGCGGATCTCCCGGATGCTATCAGCTAGCGGGTGCTGTACCGACTTGAGGAAGTCTTTGGTGAAGCTCGGCTTGCCCTTAGCAGTGCGGCCGTACTGCAGGCCAACCGAGTCGAATGCTCGGGCAAGGCTGTCCGCGGAGTTAATATCAACGGTCTTCCCAGCAAGGCTGTTTAGCTTCTCTTGCTCGAGTTTTTCCCTGGCCTGCAACTCCTCCCGCAGCCTTTCCGCCTTACCCACATCTACTCGGACGCCCGCAAAGCGCATGGCGATCATGAGACGGATAAGCCGGCACTCCATCCGGAATAAATCCAAGAGGTTTTCTTCCATGAGCTTGGGGTAGAGTTCTTTTGCCAGGCGCAAAGGCAGATCAGCATCGCTCTCGGCATAAGGGCCAACCAGCCGAGGAGGTGCTCGATAGATATTGGCGCGCTGCCTGCTTGTCGGGGGTCCCCCATAAAAATCGGAGCACCATTTGTACAGAAGGCTAGATTCCTTGCCTTCGTGCAAATACTTAAAGGACATGACCTCTAGTGACACCTCCGCGCTTTCGTCAAGAAGAGCTTCGGCGAACTGGACATCAACTAGCTCGCCCTTGACCTCGACGCCCTCTTGCTTTAGCCAGCCCACGTCATAAGTTATGCTAGCGCCAACTTTAGGTTGGTTCGGATTACTGAGAGTATGCCGGAGCCAGCGAAAGACGCTCTCCGGATCGAGATTGTCTTCCGGCTCGACTTCATGGCGGATCGGGAAATACCATTTGTAGCCGCCCGGCGCTCCAACGGAGACCCCAACGATATGCCCAACACCTCGAGCCCAGCCCGGGCCAAGCTCAAGCAAATCTGGATCGTATGTTTCGGTGTCGATTGAAATAACTGGGGCTGAGGACAGGTCCGGGAAATAGGCCGGCGGGCGCCAGCCGGTATCTGGGATCGGTGGCTGGACACGAGCAACCTTATTGCGGCCACCTTCAGCCGGCAGGTCCTGCCAAAACATACCGATCGCGTCAACTCGGCTCATTACGCCTTCATCCCAACGATGGCCCCGCGGAGACCTTCACCAAAGAAAAGACAGGGCTTTGGATACAAGGTCAGGTCAATACGCGTTGCAACGTTCTCCAGGAGAAGCAGCTGCTCCACATTAAAGCATACGTCGTAGCCGGCCAGCTCGGGCACCTCAACAGTCGCCCCCGCATCCTCGCCCAGGCCTGTGGATACCGCCCCATCCTTGATAAGCAGTCGGCCGAGATCATTTACGAAAGGTTTTGCGGCAGTAGCCGCCTGCCATAGGGTCTCAGGGATTTCCACAGGATTGCTGGGCTGATTCAGTATTCTTGTCAAGTCTGGCCATTCGGTTGAATAGAGCTGCGTGCGGAGCCACCGCTCACCAGAGAAATGGAAGGTCACGCTTTTGGAGGCCACCTGGATATGCGTCGGGTCTTCCCCAATACGGAGTAGCTCAACGACTGCGGAGCGCGGGATGTTGACCTCTGCAGGGAAAGGCTCCGCGCCAATCCAATGCTCAACCACCACAATGTTGTTGGTTGCAAACGCCGATTGGCCCCGCAAAAGAATACCGCGCGCCCAAGGCCTTGAGGCGTCCTCTGCGATGAACGGCTCGAGCTTCTTTAGAATTCCCCGTAGACCGCTGTTTACCGCGAGTATGGCCCCCTCTGGCGCCACCATCGGAAATTCTTCAGCGATACAATCCACCAGCGCCCGGAACTTGCCCGACTTAACTGACAGCCGCCCCGCCGGCGTCATATTCAGCTGAATAGTGTCTTGGCATGTCTGGATGGCCTTGACCAACTGCGTAGCTTTTGGGTTAACATTTAAGTCCAGGTCAATCGGACAGCTCAAGGCAATGTTGCCGTTGAACCCAGTAATCCGGCCGTTTCCGATCTTGAAATGGGTGAGTGCCGGGACAAAATCTTTGCGGGCTACAGCCCCTTGAACAAAACGCAGAGAATCAAGCATGATTAGAACAGCGACATCTTGTCAGGGACAAAACATGGATTGGCATCTTTCTCCGCGCTGATCATTTCACCGAGGAGAGAGTACGAGTAGATATTATAACACCACCTGCTGAGATACTCGGTTTGAAGGCGCTCCGGGTCTCCGCCATAGCTTCGCAGCTTTTGGTAGACGGCCTCTTGCATTACTTGAGGCAGCGTTGTGATGTGCTGGCCTTCGACCTTGCGGTTCGGGCTTTGGGCCGATACACTGATGACCCTGGCCTCTGGCAAAGTTAAGACACCGCCAGCAGCTGCAATTTGAACCCATGACGACGAGTCAGATGAATACCATGGCCAGCGTCGCATTAAGTCAGGGCGTGTAAGTCCAAAGCCATGCACACGAGTCTTGGGACGCCCTGCCCCATCCAGGAGATACTTCTCCCAGATCATATCCAGCCAAGGCCGGGCCATGTTGTCGGACTTTCCTACCAGACCACCAATAGTGATGGAGGTATAGTTTGCGACATAGTATTCGAGGTACTTGGGGTCTTCCCCGAAGTGAAAGCAGGGGAGCGGACGTACTCCAAGCTTCTCCATTGCTTTTTGGTTTTGGAAAGTCTGCTCAGCATCACCGATGGCGTCGAGCACGGAGGCCCATAGATCTCCGTCAACTTTGATAAGGATATCTTCGTTACGGTGTATGTAATCACAGTATTCCTTCATATCGATGGTGACGCCTTTGGACCAAGCCGAGAAAGCTCCAGAGTCAAGGAAGACCTGTACTTTGTCCTGGCGTATCTTATCCACATACCGCTGGCCATGAATATAGTGGTAAGATTCAAGAATGTTGGATGCATACTCCCGCTGCCAGCGCTCGTATTCTGTGCAGCGGGAATAAAGCCTTCCATTCTTCTCGAAATTGCTAGTATAAATACCAGCTAAGAAAAGTCGAAAACCCATTGGATCAATCTGCTATAGCTGATCTGGCATATCCGGCCAGAAGAGGTTTTTCTTGCGGACGTTAACCGCTGCGGGGACAGCTTCGAGATTCGCAGGACAATGAAGTCCACAGACAATTTTAGACCTGATCGGAACGATGTGGTCGACATGGTGCGGGATGCCTGTTGACCGGCTAATCTCCGCGGCTCTTTGATAGACCTTTTGGATCTCTGCGAAGTCGGCCCACCCGGGGGTAGCCTGACGAATACGCTCCTTACGGAGAGCAGTCTTCGCGTTTACCTTTCCGGGATTACGCTTTTCCCACTCACGCGTGGATTGCACGTCCCGAGCGCGATTCTTTTCCGCGTAAGCCTGAACCTTGTTAGGATTGGCTTCTCTCCACGCCCGGGTAGTCGTCCTAACCTGCTCGCGATGGGCTGAGGCGTATCTCAAGCTCCAGGCCTTGATGCACTCACAACACGAGCTGTTATTAACCCGCCGTTCAGCGACGTGCCCGGCTCGGCACGGAAGACCCGTGAAATAGGTCTTCCGGCCAAGCGCCCTAGCTTCTTGAAGACTAAGGCTCTCAGGCATCTTAGATTCCAGCCAGGCTAAAAAACTCTGCCCGAGCTTCGGCCTTATCCATGAAAGCACCGCGCATCACAGAGGTCGTCATGGAGGCCTCAGCGGTCTCACGAACCCCCCGCCAAACCATGCATTCATGGGTGGCCTTGATGACGACCGCGAGCCCCTTAGGCTTAATCTGTTGCTCAATGAAGTCAGCAATCTGGACAGTCATCTCCTCCTGGATCTGACCTCGCGAAGCAATCCATTCTACGATCCGGTTGAACTTAGACAACCCGATAACGCGCTCACCTGGAATGACGCCAATCCAGCACTTGCCCAAGATCGGGACGAAATGGTGCGAACAGGCTGACCGGACCGTGATCGGGCCACTCGTATACATCTCGTCGAGGCTTTTGGCGTTCGGAAAGTCAGTGATGCTAGGCGCAGGAAGATATCGGCCCTTAAAGACCTCACGAAGGTACATCTTGGCGACGCGCTCTGCTGTCTCTTGGGTATTGTGGTCATTATCCACGTCTACGATCAAGCCACGCAAAACGTGGCGCAGGCGATCCGCTACTTCAGCTTGAAGAATATCTAACTCTTCAGGATTTATAAAGGCAGAGATATTATCGTTTGCATGGAAGGGCGCTCCGGCTTCTTTAATCCGGTTTGTAATAGTCCCGACAATCGAATCATCAGTAGAACGGTTTGCCTCGTTCTCCCAAGGGAAGACCACCCATGACGAACTAAGTGTTTCCGTAGCATTCGTCTTATCTACGAGGGCGAAGAAAGGTTTGCCGGGGAAGCGATCACACCATTTCTCCATAGTACTGCCGGAGTCGATGATGTCATCAAAGAAAAAGTCGGCCTCCTCCGGAGTCTCTGCGACGTGAACACGATTAGAGGCGTACATAAGGGCATACAATGCTGGGACCCCGCCGCGCGGAATCGGGAAGGCTTTGTAAGAGACTTGATCATTAGGCAGAACCGCCATAATCGTGGCGGCGAGACGCCATGCGCGCTCTTGGACGTCAAGCGTGGACAGGAAGACTTTCTCACTCATTTACGGAGCTCCTCATAGTAAGCAGAATTGGCGGGGGTTTCACGGACTTCGACCTTGCGGCAACGACAACGGCCCGAGTAGCCATTATCCACCATCCAGATCTCGTTGATATAGTCGAACAGCCACTTGGCGATGCCTTCGCATCCAGTGCGCTCTACGACAGTCATCTTGGCCAACCCTTTGTCGTGAAGCATCTGGAAGGTGGCGAACTCCGGGTCGTCCTCGGCTACCAGCAAGGTGTGGTCGAACCAGTCCTCGAGCTTGTCTTTGAGCGTGCGCAGACTTCCAAAGTCGACCACCCAGTTACGGGCATCCAGGTCGTCGGCTTCAAACTCGAAATGAAAGCCGAGTGAGTAGCCATGAATAAGCCGGCAATGAGACTCGGCGCGCCATTGGCGATAAGCCACAGCAAAGCCCCGTTCAGCCCCGTAGGTTTTTGTGCTGATAAAGCTCATTGGTTTTCACCTCGCATATAACGGGTCAGGACCTCTTGTACGAGCTCTGGATCGCGGTCGCCCTGCTCCAATCGGCGCTGGAGTTCTTCCTTGGCAAGATAGCGGAATTTAGTTTGCACCAGCATGGCGAGCCTCGTCGTAGTTAGCTGTTTCGGGGAGCTCCATGAGACCTTCGCTTACAGCACGCAGGACCAGCGGGTCCGGCAGGCCGGCTTTCTCGAAGCCATCAGCACGCAGAACATTGGCATGATTCATATCGGTAGGTGGATACTTGCCGTCGTAACTCGTGTGACTATAGGCCAGAGCCTCCCAGCACCCCGGGATGTCCTTGGACATCTTGACAGTCTCGGCCTTCGACAGGTACATGAGCGGGGTCAGAATGTGGATTGGCTGGGTGCCACGGTGGTCGTGACCGAGAGCAGTGTTGATGTAATTTTCCGTCGCCATGATGAAGATGTTGCGGCAGTCATCGTAGTTGGCGTTATCCATCTGGCAGACCCCGGTCACCAGATTCGGAATGCCCTTAGCTTCGGCCCGGTTGGCTGCGATCGTCAGGAAGAGAGCGTTGCGCATCGGGACGAAGGTCAGCTCCCGGCGGTTGCCGATGGTTTCCTCCATCTGGTCGGGGTTTTCGTATTGCTCCAGCGGGGTGTCACTGGTCAACGGTGACATCGAGATCAGACAGTTCGGGACTTCGACAATCTCATGGCTGGTAACCTCTGCCATCTTAGCCACAGTGATAGCGGCGTCGATTTCGATTCGGTGGCGCTGACCGTAGTCGAAGGTAATCGCGTGAACTTCTTTGAAGTTCTGCTTAGCCCAGTAGAGGCATGTGGTAGAATCCTGGCCCCCAGAGAGGACGACGAGTGCTTTGTCCATGATTACTCCATTCCAACAAGTTTATGGGTTTGAATGCAAAGGGTGTGTCCGTGTTTCATGACGCTGTCGATTGTAGCCGCATAGTGCTTCTCGTTCTCCGCCGAATCAGTGCTGTCGATCGGTTGAAGATAGATGCGCCCCTTAAAGCCTTCAGGGGGTCGAGCAAGTCGAGGGCTCGCCGTATGCTCGAGGGCATGGTTGGGGAGGCCGTCGTCTTGCGCGATATCCCCCGCAGAGGCCACGTACTTCAGTGCGGCAATATGCTGGGCCAGCTTGCGATGGATAGCCCCTGTCTTGGGGCTGCAGACGACGGTGATCTTATCGAACGGGAGCTCCTGGTAGAGCGTCCCGTTGGTCTCGATCTGGACGTCGTACCCTGTGGCCAGCAAAAGCTCTACGAAGGGTTTGAGGTTTTGACGGAAGGGCTCGCCCCCAGTAATCACCACCAGATCTTTTCCTCCACCAACAGGGCGTTCCCCTTTGACGCTGTGGTGCGTTATAGCGATCACCAAAGCCGCGGGCTGGAAGCGAACGCGATTGCTGGTGTAATCCGTATCGCAAAGGGGACACTGAAGATTACATCCGGCCAGCCGGACAAATATCGAGCGCCGGCCGGTGAACGGGCCTTCGCCTTGGATGGTGGGGAAAATTTTGAAAACCTCCAGACTGCCGTCTGAAGAATGATCTTGCTTCTCCATGGCCTGCTGATTCAATTGCATTTAGTCCTCCGAATAAGGTACCCCAATTATAGGCCAGGCGCCGGCGAGCTTGGGTGAGATCCCTTGAACCCGGGTAGAACAAAAGGGCAAAAAGAAGGCGCCCCGTAGAGCGCCTTCTAAAATCTCCGAACCTGCCAGGCTGGAGATTTTACTGACCCGCAGCCTCGGTGGTCACGTCGCCTTTTTTAGGCTTGGCAGCTTTAGCGGGCTTCTCAGCCTTAGGCTTTTGCTCGGGCGTTACACCGTGGAATTTGCACCAACGGCCATACTGCGTGGCGGCAGTAGCGACGTTGAGGCCAGCCGCGGTGGCTGCGTCAAGCACTTCCTTGCGAGCTGCTGGCTTGCCAGCCTTCCGGGATGCTTCATCAGCGATGTCCCAGATGGTAGCAGTCGAGGTGCCGGCTTTCGGGCGGGTCACGCCATTCTTTTCAATCTTGGGAGCCTTCTCAGCTTTGGGGGCGGCTTCTTTGGTAGACTTTTCGTCGGACATGGTACTCTCCTTGGAGTGGTTGGTAATTTCAGGTATGGGTCTTCATAACCCACGGATGTGATATTAACGGCCTCCAAGAGGCCTGTCAAGCATTAAGAGCTGATGTTTTGATGCCATTAAAGCCCGATTAGATCATCCCTTGGATTTCTTCCATTTGCTGTACTGTGTGGCCGCAGTCGCCGGGTTGATACCGGCTTCTGTGCACGCCGCCATGATCTTATCCCGCGGGGGCATTCCATTATGTTCGGCAAATAATTTATCGGCGATTGCCCACACTTTTCCGGTGGTGGATTCGCCTTTTGGCCGCTCCACGGGACCAGACGTTCCAGCAGACCGGGAGCCCCCTGTGGACTCCGTCCTCGACGAATTAAGGTCAAGCCCTAGCTCTCGACACCGGGCCTCCAGCTGCTCGGCGGTCTCCGTAACCACAGGCATTTCATCAATGGTCTGCATGCAAATACGGATGAGTTCGCCATAGTCTTCCGGTGGCTTTTGATTGCAAGTATTCCAGAATAGATACTGGAGAGGAAGTCTTTCGAGCTTGGCAAATCCGCGGCCAAGCAACGGAGGGGCCATGACTGTGCGGCCCTCGGCTTGGAGGATTCTCCCAATAAGCTGGACTTCGCGAAGGCCAGAAACGGCCACCACCTTAGTTTGTTCGATCGTGGTGGTATCAATAAGCATATATTTCATGTTTGAGCCTCTTTCATGGGGTAACGGAATTGGCCAGTGGTGGTCTCCCATCCGCTCCCCAGTTGGGTCGCTTGGGTGCCTGCCCCACTTTCGAAGGGCGCCACAACAATCTGAGCACTGGCATCGGTCGATGCTTGGCGCATTACTTGCTGGTTGCGGGGACCTTTTGCTGCGCTTCACGTTCGGCCATCTCTTTCTGAATTCCAAGCCACTGCTGATATTGAGTTCGGGCGGTAAAATAGGCAACCCCACGGCTCACGCACTCGGCCAAGATCTCGGCGCGCCTTGCGTTCGGGCGGGAGATCTTAAGTTCATCGGCAATGTGCCAGACCAATTTGCAAGGGCGCTCCACCGAAGACGCGTGAACTATCTCTTTAGGTGTATCGTCCTTGGGGGTCTCTTCGGTGTTTGGCTCAGTCACAATCACAGGAATCGCCTCGGGCTCCTGCTTGAGCTTTTGACGAATCTCGCTTGCGCGCATGATCTTACCAGGAACGCCGGACGACTTAGCCCCGCGGGCAGACTCGCGATTGGAGTAAACGCCGCGGCATTCAGCTCCTTCGGCAATCAGCCAAGCGGCATGGCCTCCGGCAACGAGGTCATACATCGGTTGTTCAAAATAAACGATTGGGAGAGAGGACATGTTGGGTCTCCAGAGGTTGTTGAGGTATGGATCATGATCTGATCCATGCTCCCATTATAAGGGCAACCTTATAAGGTTCCCAGCCTCTTTTGCAACAAAAAACCCTCAAGAGGGAAAACCCTCAGAAAGGAACCCGCTCTTCCCAATCTGGCCCACAAGAGAACGTAATGACTCGCACTGGTGGCTGGACCTTAAATTTCTGGCAGACGTTGGTGTCCCGGTTCATGTTATCGCAGCTCCAGCAACTGCGCACCAGACCGAACTCAAGGGCATACGAATGCAGCGCTTGAATGGCGGGGTCCATCGTTCGAAGTTTTTGGGCAAAGGTCATGGGCTTTTCTTGCTGCATCATTTTATTTCTCCTGTAAAGGCTGTGCCAGTGTAATCGTAAGCCAAAATTTCGTCATACTTCTTCTTGATCCAAACCCGGATATGCGTTGGAGTACGAAGCTCGTCAAGGCGCGTCAAGGCCTCAGCTGTGGTCTCGGGCGGCTCGTCATTTGCCCGCTCCCGCCACCAGTCACGGGCCTTTTTACGAGGGTAGTTCTCGTGCTCCAGGCATACCCATTCTCTAAACATCCGTAGGCCACAGAAGTAGCTGACTTGAATGGTTGGCGGCTTGCCCTCTTTGCGGTGCTCAGCGTATACCACCCGATCCACGCGGAAGACTTCCACCTTCAACTCTTCGGTTTTGATAAGCTCATCGGTGCCCGCGTATTGGCTAATGTTGAGATGCTTCGGAAACTCGTAGCCGCAATGCTCGCAAAGGCGAACTGAGGCGTGCACATAAGAGCCACAGTTCTCGCAGATCTTGACAGGGGCTGTCCCACCGCCTTTGCCTCCACGCCTGGCCGGCAGGATCGGATCGTTGATCGGCCCAAGGCGCTGGACGTTGCGGGCAAAGTCCAAGACAAGGCAGTCGGGCTTGCCGCCCTGGGCGATGGCTTGTAGCCGGCCTTCGGCCGTTGACAAATCAAAACCGTCCGCGTAGAGTGGGCGTGTTCCCCGTCCAAGCATCTGCACCCACAAAGAGGTTGACTGCGTCGGGCGGAGCATGGCGATCAGGTCAATAGCCGGGAAGTCGAAGCCTGTGGTCAAGACCCCGTTATTGACCATTGCGGTGAACTTGCCTTCTTTGTAGGCGGTAATGTTGGCGTCCCGCTCGGTGGAGCTCATTTTGGAGTGGACGTAGGTAGCGGAGACCCCCATGCTGTCCAGCATCGAGGCGACGTTTACGGTGTGCTCGATACCCGCGGCAAAGATCAGCCAGTGGTTGCGGTCATGCCCAGCATTCATGGTTTCTTGGAGCGCCGCATAGGTGATCTCGTGCTTGTCGACCGCCGCCTGGAGCTCGCCCGGCTTGAACTCGCCGCCGTGGACGTGGACGCCAGAGACATCCAACTCAGCAGAGGTTGGCCGGGGCTTGAGGCGGGTGAGGTAGCCTTGGTCGAAGAACCAGTTGAACGCCGCCATCGTCGTCATGTCGACACAGATGTCGGTGAAGAGCCCACCGGGCTCCGTCAGCATCCCGTGCCCCAAACGGTAAGGCGTGGCCGTAAAGCCAATCACCTTCAAATATGGGTTGGCCTGCTTGAGCACCGTCACGATGACCTGATACATGGTCATCTCCTTGGGGGACACAAGGTGGCATTCGTCGATGAGCAGTAGATCCATCCGGCCAAAGGCTGAGGGGCTGGCTTTGGCCACAGACCCGACGCCGCCGAAGGTAATCGGAAACCCGGCCTCCTTGCGCTTCAAGCCCGCAGAGTAAACCCCGGCAGGCGCCGAAGGCCAGATTTTCAGCAGCTTGTCGAAGTTCTGCTCAATCAGCTCTTTGACGTGCGTCAGTTTCATCACCCGGGTATCCGGGTACATCTCCATGGCCTTGCGGATGAACGCCGCAATGACCGGAGACTTCCCGGTGCCGGTTGGCATGGCGACCACAGGGTTGCCGGTTCCGCCTTTGGCGAAGTAATCGAAGATTGCCTGGACAGCAAACTCTTGGTAGTCGCGGAGAATCATTTATACACTCGACCAAAAGCCTCGGCCATGTAAACTGGGACGCCGTTCCCGATTGCCTCGTATTGCTGATTTCTCCAAGCAATAGCCGTTCCTGAGAACCACGTGGGGGGCGTAGCCCATGCGTCAGGGATGGTGAATCCTTGGTGGTAAGCACACTCCTCCAGTGTTATCCGGCGGCCGTAAAAGCGGGAGGCTCTTCGTCGGTCGCTGGCACAGCCGCGATACTCAGTTGCGGTAATCGCAGGGCACACTCCTTGGACAGCCCGAGTGTAGGGACGGTGGACTTCAGGGGGTAAATAGCGCCCACCGATAACCCGATTTCTGACCTGGAGCGGAGGACTCGTGAACTGGGCCGCATTATAAATGTTTCCAAATTGAGCACCAGAGGTCACCACGTTTTCTACCCACAGCACAGGGGTTTCCAGCGCAAGCGCCCAATCCACTAAGTCTTCAGCGTAGGCACTTTTTGGTGCGCCTTGGGTACGGGCTTGGCTCCTAGCCTGGCATGGGGGCGAAGCCCAAACGGCGTCAAAGCCGGACAGATCAAAATCCCGCACGTCAGCTAGGACACAGTCCCCTTTACCCACAAAGGAGGAGAGGTAGTGTTTGTGCGGATCGAGTTCCACCCCAACGCACTGGTGGCCAGCGCGCTCGAGACCGAGACGGGCAAGACCTGCCCCGTCGAACAAAACAGCGATTTTCATAGAATCATTTCTTGAAAACTGGATTCATTGTGTAAGCTGGGCACGCTTGGCGCTGCTGATCTTTCGAAAGCGGGACAGCCTGCAAGTTAGTAGGGCTCGTGCACCACCATGTCCCATTATCCCCAACTTCGATGTGCACGCATGAGCGGCAAGTCTTCTCCGGAGCCTTGCTTCCATGGCAGACGTCTTTCTGATCGCACATTTTACACTTATACCAGCTCGCCTGCTGATGAATCTTTGGAGGGGGAGCGGTTGCGTCCACAATCATGACGGCGCGCTCGTCATACCGCTTGTATTGAGTTGGGTCGAACTGTATAAGTTCCATATGCAAGGCGTCATCATCCTTGCACGTAGCCACATAAAGCGCCCACTGAAGACCGTTCTTGCCCATATAAAGTTGCATCTGGACAAAATGCTCCCACTTTGACTTCAAAACACCCTCCGAGGTCAGCTTGGCAAAGGACTTGGCATTGTGGGTCTTGAACTCGAGCAGAATGGCCTCAAGGGGGACATCTGGGCATCCTCTGCCCACCCCGTCCATGCCCCCGCCGAAATGCCCCCTGTGGCCATGAATACGAAACTGTTTGCCCTCGGCGTCATGTTGCCAAACTTCCATCCCAATCAGCATCAGGAGAGCGATCAGCCGGGCCTCCTCAAGGTGTCCGCGATTAAAGAGCCGAAGCATACGGCCTTCAAAACGTGGCTTGGTGGTCCAGCGAAAACTATACCAAAGCTCTCGAGCGCATTCCCGGCCAATCAAAGACGCCCCAAGATGGGAGCGAAAGTCTTCTTCCTTAGTATCATAGGCATCCCCAGCCTCGGGCATGGTGCGGGCCAAGATACCTCGATACCTCGCCCCTTGATCGCGGACAAGAGCTTCTTCGATAGCCTCAAGAGTTTTGGTAGCGATTCGCATAGTTCAATCGATAAGAAGGGCTCGCCCCAGATTGGAGACGAGCCCTGTTTAGCCTAAGGTATTACTGCTGAGCCCAAGGCGGGGTGGCACCAGCGGCGCCAGGGGCAGCGGCCGGTGCA